GGCTTCGTCCCAGTAAGTCGTCGTTAGTGTTAGAGATGGGCTGTCTATAAGCGGTGCGAATATTTTATCTAGTCTTTCGTTATAGTTGGTCATTGCCACCACTCCATATTAGCCCTCGCCTTCCAGCTCTTTTACTTGCCCTTTAAATAGCCAAACAAGTTGTTCTTGAGTGACCCATTTAACTTCCTCGCCATTGTCGTAGCTGAACTCGATATGTGCATTAGAGCCATCTTCGCTTGCTACAATTCTTGCCGTTCTAGCTATTGCTAGCATTGCTTTCTTCTCGCTTAAATTAGCCATCTACCCTCACTTTCCTAATTTAATTATAAATGGAAACTGCTTATGACTCAATAGGAATTATTGCCAATTTCTTTGAGTTTTCCACATTTTTCACATCGCTTGGCTTCTATGATAGTCTCATAAGGTATCCCGGGTTTCCAGCCGCCGCCACCTAAATATTTGATAACAGCGGCATGACCGTGATATTTATATTTGTGGAATATGCACATCAGCCGTTATACTCTACTTCGACATTTTGGTAAGCAGAGAAGTAGTCCCATGCCTTATCGCCAATTTCTTCGTAGCCTTCCATCTCGCCGTAGTAGAACCCGTCTACTGTAAAGCCCTTGTCTCGCAGAGCCGACCATATTCCTTGAGGCGTGTCCCATGCGGTATCTATCTGGATAACGATAAAGTCATCGCCGCCGTCTATGTAGTGAACATCATACGCGTTCCACTTTGTTCCCCACTGTGCATTACTCCAGTCATACCAGTCCTTGTAACCGCATCTCCTGAGATTATCCAAGGCTTGCTTACCCTCGACTAGTGCTTGTTTGTCCATATCATCGTCGGACGCTTCTAGGTGCTTTTTGAGAGTCTCTGGACCTGTAACGTTTGGATATCGTTCAGCCCACCAGCCATATCTAGCCTGCTTGTCGTAGTGTGCTTGGTTGTAGGCTGCCATGCCCAAGTCTACATTAGAACTACTTGTAATCAATAGTTCGGGTGGCATTTTAATAACTGCATTAAAGTCAAACTCATTCTTTTCAACGTCTCCGTCTTGTATCAGCTTAGACTCTTTGATTAGCTTTGCTATCTTTTCTTTGTCGCCGCCTATGCGGACTTGGCTTGTTATATGATTTGGCATACCCTATTCTATCCCTTCGTTACTTTATATTATCATTATAAATGAAAACTAACTAAATGTCAATTGTCGAAGAAGAATACAATTCTTACGTCATTCACGCCTTTTAGTCTCTTGAGCCGTCTGACTTGCTTCATATCCTCTAAGAACCATTTAGCAGAAGCCATGTAGCTTTCTTCCCATTGGACTTGAGTATAAGGACTTCCCTCTATCACGAATGTTCCAGCAATAACCTCGTCCATCTCTTTATTGGTAATATGTTTTATTCCTCCGCCTGAGACGAATCCACTCCACATCTCTGGGTGACCTTTTTCCTTAAAGACTTTGTATTGCTCTGGGCCGACCCAGCCTCTATGATTAGTCGTCTGATTCCAATCGTAAGCGTCTAATTCTTCCATCGAGAAGTAACTGTGGCTATGTCCATCGCCGTTCCACTCATCTACAACCTTTTTGTAGTATTCCGAAGCGTCCTCTGGGACACCTTTAGGTTCAGCTATTGGATTAAAGCCGTCGCCAGTATCACTGCCCGCGAACCCTCGTCCATTCCTAACGTCCGCTAGAATGGCGAATACGTCGTAATTACGGCTATCGTATGGGTGTATACTAAGTTTGTTATTCCACTCGTATGCCTTGTCAGAACCTTCATCTCCATAAGTAGACATATAGGTAGGTTGATTTTTCTTGTAATACTGGTCTTTGAAAACCTTACCAACCGTCATCCACTCTGCCTTGTTGTCTCGACGCTTAATTTTGACTTCTGCAAACATATGAATATCGCAACCCATTTTACTGTTCCCCGTTTATATCTTCATATACTTTAATTGCTTCGCTCAGTGTAGGTTCGTGTTGCCATTTGTCTGTCCATCGTTCGCCACCTTTGATAATGGTTACTTGATGTGTAAACTCTGGTCCAAGTTCTTTTGACTTCTCGATAGTGACAATAAATGTCTGTGTCTTTTCTGCATCTCGACGAAGTTGCTCTAGCTGGATAGCTCTAGGCACTATGTCTCCGTCTTGCTTGAACCTTTTGACAATGTTTTCTAGGTGACTGTCTGCCAGTTCTGGTAATGGATATGCTCTGCTGTTTTTAGATACCCATATCTTGTCGCCCAGTAGTCCTTCGTAGAATAAATCGACTATTCCCTGCTCTACTAGTGAGCTGTGTAATTGTTTCGCTTGCTGTCTATGTGTTGTGCCGCACATTGCTAAACCTCCTTTTCTAATTCTTCAATGTCCTTAAGGTTCTCTAGCTTGTAGTGAATAATCTCATCGACTACTACTTCGACGCCCTCATTCTCATTGAGCTCTTTTGTTGCTAGCTTGATGGCATAGTCCTTATCGCTTATGAAGTCCTCAACCATGTCTCCACCAGTCCAGACCTCATATGTCCTTGATATTTTCATTATGCTTCCTCCTTTACTTCCATTATATTTACGTCATCATAGCCTTGCTCTAAGTACGAATACTGTAAAGCAACCGCCTCATCAAAACTAAGTAGATAGTCATTGACTTCTACTCCGCCTACATATACCGTCCACTTTTTGTCCACTCTACCCCTCCTTCTTAAATATTAGTTCGTATTGCCAGTTGAAATATCTACCTGAACACTTATTGCACGAATAGCGAGCTCGGCTAGTAGGCTTCCTATGTCTTGAAACCTTGAAGTCGCATTCTGGATTCGGACACTCTGCTTTCCATGCGCCTTCCACCTGTTTAACGCCCATGCTCCTCTTTACTGCTACGGGCATTGCTCCAATTTCGGCACATTTCAATTTCCATGAACGTCCATGACCTCTATCGTCTGGTGTTAAGGCATGTGCTATCTCGTGTAAGATTGTGTCTACGATTAGCTCCTCTGTGTTTAGCTTCACATAATGTCTGCTTAACCAGATTGTCTTAATTCCATATTCACAAGCTCCATTACGCCTCTTGGCATTGTCGAAGCCGAACTTCCAGCCTTTTTCTAGTAGCCCATGTTGTTTCATTAGCTCTAGTGCTTTGTCTCGTGCTTGATATTGGAACATCACGATGTAGCCCCTGTCTGTTCTCTGACATATAGGTGGTGTGCGCAAAGGAGTCCAGAATATCCCTTTCCCGCTATGAGCTTGGATTTCTGTTTCCTGCGTGTAGCTATACCAACGGGCTTCATACACTCAATGCAAATATAGACACTCTTATTCCCGGCGTAGTTGGGGTGTTTTTTTCTATATAGCCTGTCTACATTTCTCATGAAGTCGCTTTCCGATAAGTAATCTTCCTTATGAGAGGTTGCGCCCCAAGTCTTCTTACCTTTAGCGCCTTTAGGAGCTGTATACCTCTTGGCTATTAGAGAGTTATTTGATTTCTTTAGATAATCTGCGTAGTTCATCTAGTAACCTGTTCCCATCAAGATTAGAATTACTATTGAGGCGAACACCGTACAGCCGATTAAGATAATTGTTAAATCGTCGCCGTCTGTTTCTGGCTTATTTAGAAATTCTAGTATTGCTTTCATTTATTATCCTTTCGCTTTACCTATTTTTATTATAAAGGATATTTATAGAAATCACAATGGGATTCTTGCACGAATTTGACTCCACCTGTGGAAAACTCTAGGCGGGATTTCTAGTTACCTCGCAATCGTGTCCAACTATCACACAACCTGGCTCTTGTTTACTTTCTACTACAGCTTGTCGCTCGTCGCAGTAGTTAGTCCAATTAACGCAAGCCTGACAAGGTGGGCTGATATGGCACGAACAGTCAGGAGCTCCGAACCCGCCCCATCCACTATTCGCTCGCCTGTCGTAGTTATCTTTCTTAGCAGCTTCAAACCCTGGGAGCATACCAAACTTCTTTTCGATGTATCGTATATCGTCTAGCTGTTCTCGGTCTAGCTCATTCTTGTTCAGATAAGTCTTATAACGCTCTAGAGCCTGTTGACCTTCTGTCTTATACTCTGCTATAGTCTGTGGCATTTTTCTGCGCCTTTGGAATTAAGTGTTTCAGCTTTTTAACTGTACGACTATTGACCTTGTTACGGAAGCGGCTACAGCTACTCTGGTGTAAGCCTGTACATAAGCGACCGCATACACATCGCATAGGGTGCTCGTCTGAGACCTCCTTATCAGTTAAGACTCTTACGTTCACGAACTCTTGATAATGATTCTCGAATAGATATTCTACCTTCTCTGACATTTTCATTATGCTTCAACCTTATATACTAGTTTATTGCCAAACTCACTTCGCTTGTAGAGTTTCGCTTGATAATTATCGTTCTCGTCATAACCGCCAACCCAATTTTCTGTGATTTGTGTTCGGGTAGCAGTATCTCCATCGAATGACCAACAACTTGCCGGGTCTAAGTCTAGCCAACTGCCGCCTTCTAGCTTGACGTTCTTTGTCTGTATCTTTTCTGCTTTGCGAACTAGCCCGTAGCCTCGATGTGCTTGGTGTAGATTCCAATTTACTCCTTCGTGACCGCCATTCTGGTCGTAATTGTCTGAATAGGTGGCAAACTCGATAAGCTCTACAGTACCGCCATTTGCTAGGTACTTCTTGAACTCTGATAATGTCTTGACCATTAGATGCTCTCCTTCAATTCGTTATAATCTAGCCCCATCTCCTGACAAGTCTCGTCACATTCATAACAAAACCCATCTTCGATTTCTGTGCCGCAGAATATACAATCTTCCATCTAGATATCCAGCTCTTTCATTAACTGGTCCACTTCTTCTAGCTTTTCAAGAAGCTCGTCTGCTGCCATTGCTGCATCTTCTTGCTTGCCTGGCTCGTCTCCATTCCACTCGCCTTTGATTTCATTGCAACGATTACGGATATGCTCTATAACTTTTTCGTAGTCTGACATTATCGTAATTTCGCTCCGTGGCTCTTAGTCGCTTCTGGCTTAACTTTGCGAGCTGACTTCATACCAAACTTTTTAGCTATCTCTACTGCTTTCGCATTTACTCTGTCTGCAATCGGCTGTAGAAGTGCTACCGCTTCGTCTGCTGTAATCTCGTCTCGCATAAAGCGTCGATTGATTTCTGCTACTTCTTGCTGATTCTGTTGTGCTTGCTCTGACATAAACTTTTATCCTTTCGTCTATATATACATTATAATATCTATTTATAATAAAAACAAGCCCTTTTTAGGACTTTTTTCATAAATCTGTGGAAAACTCTATATCTTACCTTCGCTCATTAGCTCTCTCTTGTATCGGCGGTGACTACGCATATAGGCAGTTTGACGTTTGGTTGGCGTATGATATCCGCCCCGTTCTTTGCGTCTGTCTAATACGGCTTCTAGGGTTTCAGGCTTAATTCTGAATATGATTAGTCGCTTACTTACTCCATACCTATTAGCTAGTTTTTGGTAGCTCCAATACTCTGGGTTCTCTTTTCTTAACTTAACACACTCGGCTATATCTTCGGGTGTCATTTTTATTCGGCGGTCATATTGCCTACCGACTTTTACTTTCTCTAATTTTTTGCTCATTGAGGAACTCCGAAGTGGTGGACGGCTAGTAATGATTGTTGCGCTTGTTTAATATGCTCTATTTGCTGTTCTGGCGCGTTCTGAGCGATTTTATCGTCTACGATGAAGCCTAAGACTACTAAGCCAAATACTACGGTTAGAACTGCTCTAAATGCTTTCACATTTTTATTATAAATAAGAACTAAATAAGAAACAAGGCCTACTCTTGAGTTGTTGCTTTTCTAAGCTGTTCTGTAAGCCTATTCTTTTCGCTAGCTAATAGTAGTTGCTCTGTCCCAATCTCTGCCAAACGCTTTCTAATAGCGGTTATATCAGGCTTTTTATCACGTTCGAGCCATTCATCAATATAAACTACGTTATCTGGGACACGTTCTGTCATAACTCTTCCATACCCTTGAGGTCGTCATAATTCATTCGGAAACTAACGTGTTCGTACTTATCGTCTATAAATGTTCCGTATTTATGCTGACCAGATTGCTTGTCCCAATCCTTATCTAGCAGATTACAGAGTTCCTTGAGTTCTACAGTTGATTTGCCGTGTAGCTTTTTATGGCTATAAAGGCTTCTAGCTAGCATCTGGATAGAGTTGCGTTCCCAATCCCTCTGTCTCCATATAAAGACGTTAGGCCAATCGTCTAGTGGCACATTAAAGGCTCTAGCGTCAAAGACTGGTGTAATGCTCCCGTATGGTTTTTCTAGCACTCCGAACCAATAGCGGTTGAAGTAAGCAGTAAAAGTTGAAGCGGTTATTGATACCACCTTGTTAAGTTCATAGCCGAACCAAGGCTGAGTTTCTAGCTCCCTAAAGTCCCATAGCATGAAGGTTGCTTCGTCCGATTGAGTATAAGCTAACTCGAATCCTTGCATACGCCTAGCTGTTTGTTCTGTAGCATAAACCATAGCGTCAATCAGGTCTTGGTCGTATGGCTTGTTACAGCCTCGTGTGAACGTGTGAAACGCTTTCCCGTCTACACGGACGAATACTGGCGTTCGACGCATTAGAGAGTGCTTAGAAACGCTCTCATAGCCTTTTATCCTGTCCCCTAGTGTGTCTCGGTTTCTACTCATTTCCCACTGTTTCCCCGTTGTTTTTCATTTATATACATAATTATAACGCACCAGTCTGCTTATTTCAATAGCTTATCGACAGGGACTAGAGTCCCATCGCTTGTGTCGGAGTCTCCGCCTTTGACTTTCCTGTGCCAGTTCTCTCTAGCTAATTCTTTAAGTCTGCCCGTAGCAATCATAGCTAATTGGTATCTCGATACAATAAAGCACCAGTAGTCTGCTTCCGTTGTTGACAGCCCAGATAGATGACCTCGTGAGCTATACTCTACAAATACATTACCAGTTTTGGCAGCTTGGAAGTCTGTCTTTACTTCTATCTTTTTATTCTCTAGGATATTAGCTAAGGCCTTCTCTCCTATTTGACCAGCCTCTAGGTCGTGCTTGAAGTCGCTATTGTGTTTCACTTCTTACTCTCTAGTTTTGCGAGCAGTTACTCTCGTATTCGGACTCTTTAGCCCCAACCTCAAATCCACTTGCTTGTATAGTAAACGTGCTACAGCATTTATAACCCTATCATCAAAGGCTTCTTCTTTAGATAGCCAATACAATGACCTACTCTTTACAGCTTTATCTACTAGAGCGTTCATGGTTACTTCGTCTGGGATTAGTTGTTTGACACGCTTTTCTACAAGGTGTTCGACAGCTTTCTCGACCATCTCTCTTATCTCTTGTTTAGTGACTCCAGCCTCATTGTGGATAGCATTGCGTAACCTGTTTAGGTCTTGCTTACTCATTTCGTCTGCTTTGGTTGTCATCTAACACTCCTTCTAGTGTGATTACTTTTGTTCCCTCTGGTAGATAGTTCCCATTTGATGTTGGCTCAAGTGCCTTTTCTGCTTTGCGTCGAGTGTTAAATACTAATGGACGGTTAGTAACTGGGTTGCTATAGGTTGAGTGTGTCTTTTTAATCCTGTGAGCTAGTTTCCATTGGCCGTCAACTTCCTGCATTAGGGCATATAACTTGATATTCTTTAGTTTGTGATAACGCCCCACTTCATTGTCACCTAAGCAATGTTCGCAAGATGCTCTAGAGCTTATCGGGCTATGACATACACAATAGCAGTTGGCACCTTTCGCCGTCATTACGAATAGAGCCCCATTATATATAGCTTACATTCACCTTTGTTGGCTTCTGGGAATATTTCAGCTACTGCGTCCCATGTGGATTCCATTTGAGCTTCTGTTAAATCGTCTAATGCTTGTAGGCCTGATTCAGCAGCTAGTAGATTATCATCACCATTACTTTCGCCCTCTAGAATAATCCTGCCGTAGAATGCGAACTCACCGTTCATGCCGTCTATAATCCAGCCATTTTCTAGCTCTGAGTTATTGTCTGCCCATAGCTTATCTTCTTCTGACTCTGGGACTTTGTTATCTTCTAAGTATTTCTTGTAGCGGTCGTAAGTTGTTTTATAACCATAAACTACATACTGCCTAAACCATACACTCATATCAATCCTCCAATGGCCATTTCTTTTCTTTAAAATCGTCTATAAAGCTCCATAAAGCAAGTCCGCCCATTATAATCCAGAATAATGCCTTGAATATTTCTATCCATTCGTCTGCTCGACCAAACTCACTTGTCCCGCGTCCTATCATAAGCCACGCAAGGACAATGCCGATTGACGCTATAGTCCTTTTCAGAACTGTGATTACTATTTCTTTCTTTACCATACAATTCCCCTCTTGGTTAGTTCCCTTTTAGTCTTATGGATAGCGTCTAGATATGCTTGGTCTTTATCTTGGATTTCTTTTGTTAGCTGTTCGAATGGGATAAGAGAACGGTGCTGACCATTTGCTACACTGTCCCATGTCCTATTGATGTTGACTGACCATGCGTCGTGGACATCGGCTAATGTAGTTTCTTCACCTAGAATTAGGACTAACAGTGTGTAGTAGTCTGTTAGACCTTTGCCGACTTTTAGGTGCTTCTTTAGTTCCTCTTGGACTTCTTGGACATAATTCATTGCTCTCTCCAGATATATAGATTATTTCTAATCGGTTTTAGGTTCACATCTATAAGGACTGACTTGTATTTGTATTTAGGCAGTCGGTGGTTCGTTAGCAGATAATATGGCTTAGGGTTCTTGTATTGAGTAACCTTGTAAAGACGCCAGCCAAATAGGGCGAACCTAAGTTTATGACCAACAATCTTTATCATTATGCTTTACCGTTTGGAATTATATTATCTGTTACGAGCGTTCCCAATACTAAACCGAGAGCCTCAACTAGACTGTCTGAAACCTCTGCAATATACTGACCATCATTGTCTGTGCGATAGTCTACTTGCCATTTAGTTCCTGTTGCGTCTACATCTATGTTGATGTGGTATTCCTTGTCCTTGTGAGTAAATGACTTAGGTGCTTTGTCAAGCAAATACATAAAGTCATATGCTGGAATACGCTCCTTGGCTTCTCGTGTCTCGACATTCCCATACCAAGACAAGACCCACATATTGTTAGAGCCGACATTAGACTTCCAGTAATTAAAGAATGTCCCTGTCCAACCTGTTAGATTGTATAGCCCAAGGCTCGACGTATCCGATAATAGCGAGGGGCGTTGTACGTTTGCGTTTATTGTATCTTCCATTTGTTTTTCCTATACTAAAAGTAATTGTCCTTTATAATCTATTTTATACGACGTTTCTGATTTTGTCCAGCTTTTTGCTTCAGCAACTTCCTTACCAACCGCTATGCGAATCTGATTAGCGCATTCTAGGCTGTCGTCTTGATTGCCTATATATTTAGCCCTGATAAAGCCTCTGTTCCAACTAGCAAGAGCCGATGTGTCGTCGTGCCACTTCCAGTTAGATGAGGTGACTATCATTATATCTCCGTCTCGATTGACAATATAAGTGCCAACCTCTACATATACAACCTTTTCGCCTAAGAAATCTGCGGGTTCTGCCGTCGGATATGAATCGTCCTCTGGTCGCCTATTGTCCCATACTATCGGAGCTTTACTCATTACTGTTCCTTCGTAGCGATAAATCTAGGGTCGCTCTTAGTGTCGTTTTCTTTATCTACCTTTAGGAACGCAACCATGCCATGTCCCATTGATGTAGCCATTTCACCCGCAAGCTCTGGAGCGCCTGTCTTTAGTAGCTCTAGGACATCTTTCCTATCCCAATCCGCTCCAATAAGTGCCATTCCACCACCTGCAAATGTGTGAATCCTATCTCCATCTGGGAGCATTGCTACTGCTTCTTCATATGATAGGAATACTCTCTCATTATCTTTGTCTGCCATTATTGACGCTCCCAATTCTGCTCGAAGGCTTTTATATTACTATATGGAATGATTATCTTGTGTAAATTAAATGGGAACACTCCAGGGATAAAGACTACCTTGCCGTCCTTAAATATATCAATACTGCCTAGGTAGACTTTCCCTGTGCGATAGCCCATGCTCTTGTCAGCCCCAATGAACTTGAACTTAGCCATTGATTTGCTCGCTCAATATCTTTTTAGTTAATTCGTTAAAGATATAATTCTGGAACTCTCGTGTGTGGTCTGAATATCCGCTTTTAGCGTGTAGGATTTCCTCAAGCATTACACATACCTTGTCGCCCTCTGCCATATTTAGGATATCGTCTGATACAACGATTAGCTGTGCTTCTCTGTCCCAAGCAGCTTTGACATCGTAATCTCGAAACTTAGCTTGCTTAATCTTACTATAGTCGAATGAGTATCCTGCTTTATTTAGGATTTCCATCGCTTTTGTAAGCTGTTCTGGGAACTCGCCTGTTACGATATAATGCGTCTTAGACATTCCCTCAATAGTTAGCTCGTCTTTGAATTGCTCGTATAGTCGCTTTAAGAGCTTATTAGGTAGACCAACTGTGTTGCTAGTCACTCCATAGAAACCTGTATTATCGCTAGGGACTAATCGGTATGGGCGCAGGACTTCTAGCCAAGTATCTGAGAACTTCTTGACTGGACCCCAATAGGTGTCAAATAGATATTCCCAAAATCGTTCTTCGTGCTCTAGCATTGGTTGACGCCATGTGCTTACGAATAGCTCGATGATTTCCTTTTTAGTTGCCTGTGCTAATGCTTCAGCAGCCCTTTGTCGTCCTTCCCAGTCGTTCTTGACAACACGGCTTTCATTGATAGTAATATCTGATACGTCGTAGTCGAATAGTGAGTCCACGCTACGAGAACGCCCAACCAAGATACCACGCCTGAATATGCGAAACTCTGATTGCTTTTCTCTCTTGGGCAGAATCCTATACCATTTCTCTGAATTAGAGCCTGGATTAAGTACAATCTTTTCAATCTCTTTTCGCTTCGTAGAGAAGAATGACTGCCAGTTCCTTGAAATCTCGCCTAGCTTTGGTGTCATCTCGACATATATCTTAGTCTTGCCCGCTTCTGGGTTGAAGTCTTGTGTGAGCTCCATAGCACCACCTTCATCTAAGGCATTGCTATAGATTTCTCGAATAGCGAACCAGGGCTCCCAATCTATTCCAGCGTCCGTTGTCATACTAGTCTTTTCATTATTGACAGTGATAACTTGAACTTTGACATCTCCAAAGGTTGTCTGCCGAACTCCGAACTTCACTTCCTTTGTGCCGATATAAGCCTTGAAAGGTATTTGCTCTCTAAGCATTAAGGCTACAGCATACTTCAAGCCTGTGCCAAAGAACCCAATCTTTCCCTCGACGCTTCGTTTAGTTGAAGCTCCAAGCAGTTTGAAAGCATTTAGTGGTACTTCGCCTGGGTTGCTAAACTCCATATACATTGTTGGCTTATCGTCTGCTTGCATTTACTTATCGCCTTTCTTGTCTGTTGATTTAGCTTTAAACGCTAAGTCCCATGTATAATTTTCGACATCGCCATATATGTTTGGATATTCACCAAGGCTAAATAATTGCGCCTGCTGTTGATAGTCTAATTGGCTGATATAATAAAACTGTTTTTCTTTAAACCACCCATCCAGTAGTGCTTTCTGTTTTTTACTTAATGATTTCTGCTGCTTAACTTCCATAACGATATCCTTTCGTTTTGCTTATATATTCATTATAAATGAAAATTACAATTCGTTCAAGGCTTTTCGCGTTTTCAATTAGAACCTCCTCTCATTAGTTCTGTATAATTAAACTTGTCGCCTAGAGCCTGCTGGATAGTAATATGTTCATCACTCCACCCAACTGTCTTGCCGTTATATGTCCAAACGTGTGACCTTGCCTTAATCTTGCCTCTAACAAAATCTATGCCACGATTAGTCATGCGCCATGTGCCAGATGTTCTTTTGGTTTCATCTTCGTTCAGGTGCTCGTCTATAAACTGCCACCTCTTTAGCTGTGCGAACTCGCCACCGTTCAAAGGCTGTAATTCTGAGATGTGAACCCACTCTAAAGTATTGCCACCGCTTTTATGATATAGGCGGATAAGTGCTGTAGCCATTCCTGAACTTAGTTTGCGCTTATATCTTTTGACATCTTGCCCACAAGCGGGACAGTGAACTCCCTCGTCCCAATTAGCACGAAGCCATCGTTTCGCTTCTTCTAGCGTTTTGAAGTCTGGTATATCGCTCATCTTGCTAATAGCTCCTCTACCTTTTCTTTGGATATTTCTCTGAACCCACCGACTCGAACTTCGGTTTCACCCTGATAATTAAATATCGTGGCTACAATCCCATCTGGAAACTTTAGCAGCCACCGCTTGTCAATTCTCGCACCATTGACAAGCATAGGCTTACCTAATTTCTTTTCTATATCCGCAAGACTGATATTGTCGAGAGTGCCGACTAAAGCACTCCCGCCAAAATCTATATCATTCCACATTGTGTGGAGCTGATAGCCGTCCTTCTGGACATATTCTTCAGGCATTTACAGCCTCTCGCTTTTCTACTTGTTCTTTATTGAAAACTGAATATGTCCTAATAGCTCGGTCTGATTTTTCGTTGTCATTTTTTTCATATTCAACAACTTTCAAAATCTTGTGTGATTTAGAACCTTTCTTGACTTTATAGCCTAGCTCCTGCCACTGTAAATAAGTAGCCCAAAGGTTGCTGGTAAATCCAGCTAATGCTAGCTCTGCTGCGTTTTTGCCTTTATATTCTATACTAGTCTTTGCGTTTGTTGGTTCCATGCTTATCCTTTCGTTTATGTCCTATTTACATTATAAATAAAAATAAGGCTATTTTCAAGCCTTTTTTACATAAACCTGTGGAAAACTAGAAATCCATTATTTCTGAGGCTCTGCCCTCATCATTTCCTCTAGATATACTATTGCCCGTTCCCATATCTATACCAAATATAGCAGGGTTGATAGGCTCGGCTAACTTAACGGTGAACCTTGCTCTAGCAAACCAGTTGCCCTTGCTGTCTACGCCGTCCTCATAAGTAGTTGGGCTAATACTTTCTATCTTGGCGTCTTTTATAATCTTAAACTGGTCGATATAAGCATTGTACATATGACCATCTTCACCGAGATAGATACATTCTTCTCGCTTAGACAATGAGTCTGAATCTTGAGACGAGCTTTTCATTATTCTTACCTAGCTGTTCCTTTACGAGCTTTTTAGCAGTCCTGTTAATCATAAACTGATAAGCGCACCAGTTATATGCAACTCTTGTTGGCTTTTCATTGTATGGAAGTACACTTTTCTTTTCTGCGTCGTGTAACTCAACTCTGTATCTAAACATACGTTCTTTTGCACCATCACGATATACTTCTATATGATATTTAGGCATTTAAGTGTTTCGCTACTTAGCGCCCTCTTTAATGTAGTCTGCTAGGCTTGCAATAATAGCGTCTAATTGCGCGTTAGAGCTGTTCTGAGCGGATTCCCGTAAAAGGCTATAAGCGTATAGCTGATTAACTTCTGCACGATTGACTGGGATAGGAGCTTTAGTGTCGGTGATAAATACCTTGAGAGTCCTATCGTTGTCTTGTAGGCTTGTCTCGACTTTGATATTATTTCCTCTTACTACCATTACTCGCCCCTCCCCGTTTTCTCGATGGTCGATTACTTCGAATCTATTAACTTTTGCTAGCTCGTTCACTGATTTTTTCCTCTCTTACGACACTGCCTACAACGTCCCATATATTTCCGCGACTGTCGATAATAACCTTCATATGTCGATTCTGTTCTGGGTGAGCTACGAATCGTCCTTCTTCATCTCCAAAATAAGTGACATTTTCGTTCTTAGCGTCTGACTCTGGGTAGTAATCTCTAGGGATTAACTCGATAGTCCTACAGTCTAGGATTTTATACATCCCCTCAACTTTCTTGCCCTCTCGGACGCAGTCTTGGAAGTTTAGTTCCTTCTTATAGCTACCAATCTCTTTGGAGCTTCCGTCTGGTCGAATTAGTGTGTACTGATATTTCATCTATTATCCCTTCTTTATATTATCATTATAAATGATTATTATGCAAGAGTCAAGGCTTTTGCTTGGAGTTCTGCACAATTCGGACATCGTGTTGCTAATTCGTCTAGGCTATTCTGAACATCAACTTTGCCCAGCCCTTCATAAGTCGCTGCTACTAAGACATTTATTGTCAGTGGTGAATTATGAGAATAACCTCGCCGCTCTATTTCTTTAGCTAGGGCGTCATGCCGCTCTTGTAGCTTATCCGTCTCGACTAGACCCTTGTCTATATAGCCTTTCAAAGACTTGTAGTTATTCATCGTACCAACAAACATATGTGTTTCAACGTGCTCACCGAATAAGTGCTTGCGACACATTTGCTCTACTGGAACCATCCACATTCTCATTAGATTTTCCTCCACCAGAAATATCCAAGCGTCGGGCCCTCTACGCTCTTATATAGCCCATTACCTAATTCTAATTTCATTTCATCAAAATGCCAATGGTCTAAATGAGTTTCAAACCAATTACCTTTATAGGCGTCTTGGTCTAGGTGGACTAGAGGAATAGATATAATTAGGTTATCTGTGTGCTCCATAAGCTCTTTTATAAGTGCTTTAGACTCATCTTTAGTCATGTGCTCTAGAACATCTCCAGCAATTACTAGGTCTGAATGTCCATTATGGATTTTCCGATAGTCTACATAACAAGCGTCTGCAATAATAATATTATCGTATAATTCTATTAACTTATATTCTGTAGCATACGGGCCCCATGCTTCTATTGCTGTCCAGAATCCATGATATGTGGACGAGAAGTCTTTAATCAAGCGGGCATATGTGCCCTCACCAGCACCAATATCTATGATGTTCTTAGGTCCAATCTGGTCGAACCATTTAACAACTATGTCTTTGTTCTCTGCGTCAGATGTTGGCATTTATTTATATTCCTCTGCTAGCTCTGAATAATTCTTAAAGATATAAAGGATATTTTCCTTAGATAATTCTACATCGCACCATTCTCTTGCGTAATGGATAACAGCTTCTCGGTCAAACATATTCGTGACACCACTTTGCTGGACGCTCACATATGCTTCAAATTGTTCTTTGGTAGGCTTTTCCATGTTTCATTCCTTGTAGTATTAAAATAGTCTCGCATTTAGACTCTAACGAGTTGATTGGGTCGTAATTTTCAGCAATAAACTCACTGCGCCTTTGTCCGTATTCGTCCTCAAAATAAACATATACCCCTTGGTCTGCTGGGAAATAATACCGATTTGAACCGTGGGTATATCTGACTTTGTCAATGACGCAGCCCATTTCTGATAAATAGTCTAGCACTTTTTTTGAAAATCTAATCATTCCACGCTCGCTTGAACTTAGCCTGATATGCTACTGGTGTCATCCCAGTCTGTTCCAGGCAACGGTCTTCATTGCTCTTAAACTCATCTTCAATCAAATGCTTTACTTGGTGAACATAAATCTTCTGAGCTTCATTTACTTTAGTAACAATCCTATAATGGTCTTTTACGTCTGCAATATTAACTCGATTAAACAATGCCTCACGCATAATGTCGTCTTGCTTTTTTGGAATAATTGTGACTTTCTCTGTCGGGTATTCCACTGTGATTTGCTTACTCATTTATTATCCTTTCTTTATATTACTATTATAATAAATATTATAAATAAAAACAAGGCTTTTCAATGAGATTTTTGACAAAATTGTGGAAAACTATCGTCGCAAGTATGATAGCAAGTATGTAATCGCCATAAGTGCTAATCCAAGAACAAAGATAAATAGTGGCAAGCTAAAATTGAATAACCACACTAGAGCTAACCATAACAACCAGAATAATCCAACTAATGCTGCAAACAATCCAATCAAGAATAGTAGCGTAAATATGTTTTCGGTATTAAATACCTTCAATAACTCTTTGAAGTTCTTGAATCCATCACTTAATTTAGACATTATTCTTCCTCCTCAACTTTTAATTCCCATGTAGGATAGTGTCCCGATGTGTAACCTTCGTCTAATAGATTAGCTATAGTCCTGAGAGCTTCTGCCATATCTAAACCGTCTAGATTATCTTCTCTAATCCATGCCGTTACTGTTGCTGTTTTTGCCATTGGTGACCTCCATAATGATTAGTTGGAACTTCTTCACCAGCCATTAAGATTAGAGCTTGTATGATTGGCTGAATCTCATGATTCCTATGTGCGCTACCAGCATAGGGCTCTGGGTTACTAAAATGGTAGGCATTGGCGTCTATGTATTCTTGACAAGCCTTTTGTGTTAAGAAAAACTCTGAACCATACGATGCGAATTCGCGTTCTTTATCATACCACCAAAACGTGCCACGGCATGCGTAATCTTCGCACTTCTCTGGTAGCTCACCTTCTTCCCATTTGTCCAAGCAGTCACTACAAACATCGTCTGGCTCAATAAAGTCTTGGTCTATTCTTTCATAAAATTCACCCTCGCCTTCTGGGCGCTGTACCTTTTTAATCTCTGTCACATACCATATAGGCCAGCTAGTGTGTAGATTGTCTTGCTTTGCTAGTTCTTTGCCTGTTGCAATTAGCTGTTCTACTAGTAAGTCTGGTAATTCAATAGTTGCCATTTTAGACCTCAATTCCTTTACTATCACATATCTGTTCGTAGACATCATTTAATGTTCCGGTAAATAAATAACCTTCACCCTCAGTCATTTTGCCTTTGATATATGCTTCAAATAAGTCTTTGCCCAATCGCTTAACTGAAACGCCATATATTGTTATTACTTGCGACATATTACTCCTCATTGTCCAAATCTAATACTACACAAATGTCAATCATTTCTTCGTACGTCAATCCGCTAGTGCTGGCATATATAGGATAGTCTGCGATTAGTTCTCTAGCAAGTTCATTATTCTTTTCCAGCTTGCGCCTTAATGGCAGTCTGGCTTCGTACTTCTTGCTAATCTCTTCGAACCGCTTCGCTAATTCTGGATTAGTTGTCGTGCCTAGGGCTGATACCGTTCTAAATAGCGTTACTATAATCTCATCGTCTGATAAATGCTCGGCTGCCAATGAGATATCTTCTTGTGGAATACTCATGCCCTTACCACCTTATCTGTGCGAACTTCATCTATGCACCATGTATCTGTTTCTACGTTGTCTGTAATTTGACGCAATAGGTCTTTCCGCATAAGGTTGACTGTTTTAGCTGCCCATGTCTCGTGATAATCGCCTGTCTCGCAACTTTGATAATCATAACTGTTCAAGGCTTGTGCTATGTCTGCTTCGCTATAAAGCTCACGAACTTGTGGGTGATATTGCCAGCCCATGTATTCGTCTGATGTTTCTTCTCGATAGCGAGCATTTACACTACGGACATTCTCGGCGTGTAATTTCTGTGCTACAATTCCTGCGTTTTCTTTTGTCAGGTATTGATAATTGCCGTCTAGCTCAAACCAGAGTCCTTCATAAATGCCTTGTCCAACGAAATAGCTAACTATAACATTGATGTGGGCGTCTGGACAAATCCATGCACTCATTTACTTGTCCTCCAATATGACGAACTCACGATTAGTATTATCTAGGTAGTCTGCATAAGTCATTGGATATCCATTGACCCATTCTAGTACTCTATCTGCTTCTTGCTTAGTAATATATAACATCTAGATTCTCCTTTCCTATTTGACTTCTTTAATATTAGACCCGTTTGCATAAAAATCGTCTAAACCTGTCGTTGCTTCATATTCAGCACATTGAGATTCAAGCCACTCAATAGCTTCATTATATGTGTCAAAAACTTGCTGAGATTTATTGATTCCAGTATTATATATTGCGTATACTGCTGTTGCTTTATATCTCATTTACTATCCTTTCGCTTACTTTATATTATCATTATAAAGGATTATTGCGAAAGAGTCAAGACTTTTTCTTTATAATATTTAATCATCCCCTCTAGCTCGAAGGTCTTAACAGGTTGTCGTGACTTAATTTTTAGTTCATCAATAACTGCTTGGCCATATCTAGCCCGCATGAATAAAGTATATTGCTTAGTCTTACCTTGCTCTAGTCTATTACATCTACGACATTGGACATGACAGTTACGCTCATCAAAACGTGTCCCCATCTTGCCTCGAACGATATAGTGTCCATTGTCCATCATTTTCCAGCTATCTCTAGTCCCGCAAGTAACACACCTAGCAACTCCATCTATGGACTCTTTCATACGAATATAACGAGAAAATATAGTATCAAGCTCTTGGACTAATTGTTTACGCCTCGCTACGGGCTTTGTATTAAGGCGTTTTGGCTTGGACGGGTAAATAGCCGTCTTTGTAGCTGAACGCGCTATAGGCGTCCTTTTAAGCGGTTTAACGGCACTTTTAATTGGAGCTCTTGGAGCCTTAAAACAATTTATGCGATAATGACCAACTTCTTTACAGAAGCTACATTTAGGCTCTTTCATCTCTACCTATTATACCTCTAGAAGAACAGATTGTCAGCCGTGACTTTTTTCTTCTGTTCTAGTCCGCCTCTTCGGCACCAATTCACTATCATAGCAGAGTCGGCATTGTCTGGAGAGTGTCCAAGCTTGCCTTTAATAACTTCCTTCTTAACAACCTTAGGCTGTTGATTTTCCATTTCATAAGTGTGTGCGGCTAATTCCTGCCGCAAGATACCGTCATCTATACCGTGTAGAATCTTGATAGCCCCTGCGTCCATGTCTAGCATGAAATTATAATAACCATCACTACGAGAGCGACCATTTGCTTCATAGACTTGTATATACCAACCACGAATACGCAAGGCGTCTCGAATACCGACACCTACACCGTTACCTTCAACTGCGATATTGCGAGCTTGATTAGCTGTGAATCCATTTTGCTGTGCAAACTTAATAAGTTCATCGGCATATAAATACGAGATAGGCTTTTCACCTGTCTTATCAACTTCTAATTCCTTTTGAGCTAAGATGACTCCGTGGTCTACGAGCGTAGCAATAGTCTTGTCTTTACCTTTGTCTGAAACGTCCACCCCAATAAACTTATCGAACTTAGTATCCTCATAATCTGGGAGCTGATAAGTTGTAGCCTTGTCTAGAATTAGCGAGCTAAATAGAGAGTCGTCATCGTCTGCATAATTCCAGTCACCTAAGAATAGACGTTTGCGCTCTTGTGTAGGCAGCTTCTTTAGGTTTTCGATATAGTTGTCGTCAATAAATGAGTTGTCCAATACGGTTGAACGTATATAGGCACGATAAGCGGGTAGCAGTACGTCGTCTACCCAGACTTCACCTAATTGCCACTTCTGTAGGCGTCCACCTCCGAGCTTGTGATAAGGCTCATAATACTCAGAGCGTAAGAAGTTCTGCGATGGGTTACAAGAAAGCACAGTTTTTCCAACGATATTGTGCTCTTTATTCATCCATCGGTTTACACGAGAGCCTAGTGTGTCTGCCGCTTTTTTGTGGATTTCACCTGCCTCGTCAATAAATGCGTCCGTCAATTCCAACGAACCGAGACTTGCCATATCTGGGTCTGACGGTTGATAAGCTAGGTCTAGGAATAGAATCTGAGAGCCATTCTTATAAGTAATGCCTTCGTCTAGGTTCAGCTTGAAGTCGGACTCTTTGATGCCTAATACTGGGTGGACTTTGTGTAATAGCGTAGCAACAGTTGTTCGCTTCAACTGCTTTAGTTCTTTTCGTCCTAGCCCTTCACGCACTCCAGCATAGTCCCGACAGCGTAATACAGCTAATAAACACAGCAGAAAGGTCTTGGAGCCACCAGCTCCTCCACCGAATAGAATCTGTGTTGTTTGTGGGTCGTCAAACTCCTGCATAGCTAGAAGCTGGACAGGAGCCAACTTGATATCAGTCGAAAGCTCGTCCACGACGACTCCTATTCTTCTTTATTTGTATCTAGCTCTTGTGCGTGTTTTGGTTGGACAACTTCAATCTTTAGCTTAGTTTTTTCAAAGAAGCCATCGTCGAAGTCGTGCATAACTTTATCACCGAATCCAGTTTTGCGTAGCCAGTTTGCGGCTTGCATATCACCCTGGATAGCTTTAATTAGCATAGTAGCAACAATAATATTCGCTGCGTCTTTGTTTGGTAACATCTCTGCATAGGCTGGTAGGCTTTTATTACCCATCATCTTTTGCAAGAGTTCTTCGTCAGCAAGTAGGTCTTGGACAACTTTACCCCAGTTTTTGACACCCTTTTTACGCCCGTTACGATTAATGCGAGCGTCGCCCTTTTCAAAAGGCTTTAGGTTAGCGAGTTGCTGTTTTCTTTTTTCTTCTGGTGTTTGTGCCATTTTTTTATTTTCCTACTATATATTATATAGTATTACTAAAATCTTCTCTCGTTAGCTTTTTAGCTCGCTCGCCATATGTATCTGTCTTTCTATGACATGGTGCACATAGAGTTCGGCCATTATTTATGTCAAATATAAGCTCTGGAAACAGTGACTGAGGCTTTATATGGTCAGCATTTAATTCAAGCCCTTTTTGATTACATATCTTACAAGTATAATTATCTCGCTCAAAAACTGCTTTTCTCCACGCTTTATATTCAGGTGTAAATCGTATATATTCTGCTGTTTTGGTTTTACCACCCTGCCAATTCCAATGTCTGTTAGCAGTAGGTCTACCAGTGCGCTGAGAGATATTAAAGCAGTTTTGGCACTTTCCACCCCTATAATTCTCAAGAGAAAGCTTACAGTTAGTGCATTTCAATCCTCGGCTAGCTCCTCTTTTAAGGGGTATGTGCCACTTTCGCGAGTTTCTAGTATATATTGCAGGTAGAGTCACTCCTTGTTGTGAATAAACCCTCTCTGCGTCTATTGCTCTATGTCCACGGGCTAGCAGCCACCTAACAGCTTCCCAAGTGTCGTCCGTTACTATACTCGTAAACCGTCCTTGATTCACGCCTGACCAAATCCTGTAGTCCCAACTGGCGAATTTAAGAAATCAGCACAGATAAGCTCAATTGCTCGTGCTTCACTACAGTCGTTGTCCTCTTGGACTTTCTTGACTGCTTTTGTTACGATTTGATATGCTTCTTCACCTAATACTACCTTAAATGTCTTAACATCATTGTCCTCAAACTCGCCATCGTCATCATCGAAGTTGTCGAAGTTGAACTCTGACATATGCCTAAAGTCTGCAATCTCTGCCTCTGTGTATGGTAGAGCAACACTAGCCTCATCTAATTCTACGACTAGGTGGCTTAGGTCAATTTCATTAAAAGGTACAGCGACCTCTGCGAAAATAGTCTTGGATTTAGCGTCTGTATCACTAATATACCCTAAGTTATATATAGGAATTGTATTATATGCTAGCTCTTTAGCTGCTGTAAAACGCTGTTCGCCGTCTACAATTTCATAGCCATCTTTGCCCTCGACTTGACGCACTACGATTGGTGACATGAACCCATTAACGTCGAGGCTTTTCACAACTTGTTTATATTCTTTGGTTTCTTTATCTTTTGGATTCCAGTTATTAGTGCGCACGTCGCTGATAGCTACCACCATCAGATTGTTTTTATCAAATTTATGTTTAGTTTGTTCAGATGACATCTGTTCTCTCCTTGTGTCTCTTTAGTTCAGAATAATATTTTGTATCTGTAAAGTTAAATATTTGTTGTATGTCCTTTTTTCTCACGCCTAGAAAAATAAGCTCGTCAAATAAATCTTCATTTATTGGTTGATACAGCGTAGACGATATTTTCCGTGCGGTCTCTATGTTCATTTTTGGCAATCTGCTTATGTAGGATAGCTTCATGGTCGGGTCCTGTAGTCTCCTTTTCATTGAAAGTGATTTCTTGTTTTTAGTTAAGTCGGATAAATGAACGCCCTTCGAATGATGTGTATTCTTTTCGTAATACTTTCTTAAAGATTGAGACCGTTCATTATTCGATAAGGCTGTCTGCCGTTTTCCATACATATGATTTTTCTCGCCTAATTGAGCTAACCTCATTTTCTCTATAGTACCGGGAGTATTTCTGCGCCCAGTGTGTGCTTTGACAATTTTGGCTATTGTTTCTTTTGACACTATATACGCTTGGTTGATGTCTGGATACTGGAAATTACAGAGTGTGTCGAAACCATAGTAGTCTACCCATTTCTTTTCAAGAGGGGATAAGTTGTCTTCTCCTGAAATTTCAAGCATATGGAAGCCCAGGTTCATATCTTTGTTATACTTATTTTGAAGGTGCGTATTCACATGGCTGTTGCTCTCTAGGGCTTTCCTGTGTGCATACCACCGTGTACGGTTTTTCTTTGTCTGCCCAATATATACAATTCTATTACTTAATGTAATACAGTATATCCCACTTTGTTGTTTTTTATAGCCCATGTACTTATTATATAATATCTGTACTTCGCACTATATTGTATTTTTAGTGGCTCACGCGTATTCTGTTTTCTTTGTCATGTTTGTCTCCTTAACTTCCCAGTGTATATCCAGCCCATAATGCGAAAATACCGACCACGCCTACGAGCGCAAGTGGTGACATTGCTGGTAATTTTAATTTTGCGAATAGAAATCCTAGAGCTAAACCTATAACTAAAGCTAAGATAAATTCTCTCCAGTTAATCATTGTAAATGCCTCGACTAATGCTTGAATGTTCATTTCTTGTTCCTTCTTGGTGGTTCATCTTGCCACCTTTTCATTGTTCTATTTTTCATACAATATTCATATTCCACATTGCTCCAGTCAACCCCACGTTTGAGCCATAGCTTTGTGATATTTGATTCCAACTGCAACCACCACGCAATATCTTTGTCAATATTTTGTGTATAGTGGGTTTTCTTGGCTTTTACTTGCGCCATCTCTTTTGACAGAGCTTTGGAGCTACCGAACCTCATCATCTGCATCCAACTAGTAGAGTCTACAGAATAGAAGGGATATTTCATTAAGAGGTCTTTGCGAGTGTTCCCAAGACCGTGTACAGCTACCTTGTCTCGTGTTCGCTTAAACACATAGTTCAAGAACTTCTTTGTAACCTCTTGGCTCACTTCTCGTCCAGCAATACCACCTAGAGCGATGAAAGGATAGTTGTCTACATAGTAGTCTAATACTTTGCGCCACTCCGGGTCCATGTATTCTGGGCCGTGGAAGATTGGAATAATATAGGTGTTAGTATGCTCTTGCAAATAATATAAGTTATGCAAGCTGTCATTATTATCGGGCGGGTCAAGGTTGAACGCGAATTTTACTTGGTGTTTGTTTAGATAAGCTGCATATTCTTTTACGTCAATCTCAACACCTCGGACACGAGCTGAAAATCCACCAGAGTCTAGTAGATATAGCCCAGGCCAGTAATTCTGGGAAGGTGCGTTTCTTTGGTTTAGTGACCAATAAGATTCGAGCCCATTTTGGACACCGAGACTGATTAGAATATCTCGGTATTTTTTAGGCTCTGTTCCTGCGAAGAATAATCTCATAATTTTGTTATAGCATCGAGAGTTGATTGGATTCTCGATGGAGAGTAGTGCGAAAAGTCGCTACTTTCTAGGGCCCTGTTCATTTTATCTGTATATTTTTCTATGTATTCTTTAAAGTTTTCTTTGATGTCTTGGTTGGCGAATGTATCACGAATTTCAATACCATGCGTCTTAAATGCTACCCATTTACGGAAACACGTTTGGCATTCGCCGCATTGACGCTCCTCGGCAGAGAAGCAAGACTTTGTGTCAATCAATTTCTGAATGTCTCGGCTTTGCCAGTATGCAACTTCATCAGGCTTGTCTACACCAATAAGAGGGTTCATAATGCGAACATCGTAGCCTCTTAGCGATAGCAAGTGCTGTGTGTCATTAAAGAAGCGCCTAGACTTGTCGCCGCCCATTGTAGGACTTTCACCAGCTAAATTACCAAACCAGATTTCACCCCACTGTCCACGCTCTTTCATAATAGTAGCAAGCGTATAGATAACTGCGGCATTGCGTCCTAATAAGATATGCTTAAACTGTTTGAACGGTAAATCTAGGTCAATAATCTCAAGCTCGTGTCCTGTTTCACCCACGATGTTTTGAGCTACCTCAATTTCTTGGTCTGCATATTCTTGTCCAGCATTTATATAAACTGGTACTACAGGATAACCAGACTCAATAGCCATTTGCCACAGAGTCACGCTGTCCATACCGCCAGTTACAGGAAGATAAACTTTGAAGTTCTCATCTAGACGTTCCTTGTATTCTGGGTTTTCAGGCACGTTTGCAATGTTAGTAGCATATGGAGACGTATATTCACCTGCGGTTAGTTTCTTGATATAATCAAGCTCACGTTCGAAATATTGCTCAATGTATGCCTCGGTCAAGCTGTCAAGTGGGAATAACCCTTTATCGTCTATATAAAGGTCTGCTACGGCTTTGCCTGTTTGAACATTGTCGATACCAGTTTTTTCTCGGATATGGTCAGCGTCGATACTCTGTCGGGCAGTATGGACTACTAGAGTATAGCCCAATTTTCCGAGTTTCTCTATTAACTCGGCTGCCCTCTCTTTTACTCTACCATGCTCAGGATAAGCGTCATCAACAAGAGTCCCATCATAATCGAATGAGATAATCTTTTGTTCAAATCGTCCTGGCTGGTATGTCATCTATTTTTCCGTCTTGTAAATATTATTTGATTCTGGGTGTTTACGAAGTGCAAGTGCTTGGCACTCTGCCTTTGCGTCTGCATACATCATCTGTTGTGGCGGAGTCTTTTGTGTCCATGCACTAGGACCACGCAATGCTCCAACAATGCCCATCTCTCGTGCTACCTTTAGGTATCGGATTGCGTCAATTACTACACCCGCAGAGTTTTCAGAGTCCTGTACGGACAATTTGGCGTCGATAGTAATAGATGCGTCTGCAAACCCTCGTAGTCGGATATTAAAGTAAGCGACCTTATTGTCCTTCAGATATGGGATAAATGTGCTTGGTCCTGCGAATAGGCTATCCTCTGGAACTGCAACTCCTCGAAGGTCGTTCTGTGAACGGATAACATTTTCTTTACTCTTTTTCTTGCTCTCAAGTCGAGAGTAGACCATCATATTATTGAAGTCTGTATTGCCACCGATATTGATTTGTTGGTGGAAGTCTACTTGTGCGCCTCGGTCGAATGCAAGCTCTTGTAGTAC